TACACACAGCGTTTCATGAGGTGAGAGATGGACATCGACCGGATGCGGGCGCTGCTGAGCGCGCTGCAGGAGGCCCGGTTCAGCGGGCTGCGCAGCGTCAGCTATGACGGCAAGACCCTGACATATGGCTCGGACACGGAACTGGCAGCCGCGATCAGCGATCTGGAGGCCCGCATCGCTCGCGCATCCGGCACCACCCGTCGTCGGCGCTGGGGCACCGTGGCCACGAAAGGGCTATGAGCCATGGCGTTTGACGGCATCCGCCAACGCCTCGGCGCCATCATCGGCGGGTTCGATGCGGCGCAATCGCATCGTCGCTTGCGCGGATTCCGCGCCAGTCGCGCCCATGTGAACACCCTGATCGCGGGCGCGGGCGAAACGATCACGGCCCGCGCCCGTTGGCTGGCCCGGAACAATGGCTATGCATCCGGTGCGGTCGAGGCCTTTGCCAGCAATGTCGTCGGCGATGGGATCAAACCCTCCTCCTCCATCGCCAATGCCGGGCAGAAAGAGCAATTGCAGAAGCTCTGGCTCACCTGGACCGACGAGACCGATGCCGAGGGGCTGACGGATTTCTACGGGTTGCAGCGTCGCGCAGCCCGGGAACTGTTTCTGGCGGGCGAGGTGTTTCTGCGGTTGCGTCCGCGACGACCCGAGGACGGGCTGTCGGTACCGCTGCAACTGCAGATGCTGCCCTCGGAGATGCTGCCGATGGATCTGAACCGGGAACTGGCCGGCGGCGGGTCCATCCGTCAGGGCATCGAATTCGACGGCATCGGGCGGCGCGTGGCCTATCACCTGCTCCGCCGCCATCCGGGCGACATGACCGATCCGGGGCTGGCAGGCGAGACGGTGCGCGTTCAGGCCTCGGAGATCGTCCATCTGCTGGACCCGGTCGAGGCCGGACAGCTGCGCGGCGTGTCGCGTTTCGCCCCGGCCATCGTCAAACTCTTCACGCTGGATCTCTATGACGATGCCGAGCTGGAGCGAAAGAAGACCGCGGCGATGTTTGCGATGTTCATCACCTCGCCCGCCCCGGAAACGCCGTTGGAACCGGCGGAAGAGGATCTCGAGGTCGAGCCCGGTCAGGTGGTCCGTCTGGACCCGGGCGAGGATGTCTCGACGCCTGCCACACCGGATTCAGGCTCGACCTATGAACCCTTCCAATACCGGACCTTGCTGCAGATCGCGGCGGCGCTGGGCATTCCCTACCCGTATCTGACCGGCGATGCGGCGCGCGGCAATTTCTCGAACACGAGGGTGGCGCTGCTGGATTTTCGGCGCCGGGTCTCGGCGATCCAGCACAGCGTGATCGTGCATCAGCTCTGCCGCCCAATCTGGCAGCGCTGGCTCGATCTGGCGGTGCTGTCCGGCGCCATCGACCTGCCCGACTATGACCGCAACCGGCGCAGCTTTCAGGCGGTCAGCTGGCTGCCGACGCGCTGGGACTGGGTCGATCCGATGAAGGATGCCTCGGCCGAGATCCTGCAGATCGAGGCGGGCCTCAAATCCCGCAGCCAGGCCATATCTGAGCGCGGCTATGACGCCGAACAGGTCGACCGCGAGATCGCGGCCGAGCGGAAACGCGAAGCGGCGCTGGGCCTCGACTTCCGTCGCCCCGGCTCGCCCGCGCAGGGGTCGAAGGGCGAGGCAGCTGGCGATGGCAGCGATGCCACCGACGGCAAAGACGATGATGACGATCCTGCCGCTGACCCTGATGACGAAGACGACAAATTCAAGGAGGATCGCTGATGCATCACGCCCAGATCGCCCAGCGCGCCTTCGACACGCCGCTGATGATCGCCCCGGCCAAGGCGCTGGCCTTTCTCTCCGGCCTCGGACCCCGCATCACCGGGCAGGAAATTCGCTTTGACGGCATGGCGGTCGCCGAACCCGATCTGACGGCCGCGCGGCAGACGGCCCGTGCCTCGCTGATCGGCGGCGATCTCGCCCAGCGCCATGGTAATGACGCAGACGCGCCCTTCCCGATCATCGATGGCGTGGCGGTGATTGCCATTGCCGGAACGCTGGTCCATCGCGGCGCCTGGATCGGCCAGAGTTCGGGCCTGACCTCCTATGAGGGTCTCGCCGACCAGATCGACGCGGCGGTTTCTGACAAGGCCATTCGCGGCATCGCGCTGGAGATCGACAGTTTCGGCGGCGAGGTCGCCGGGGCCTTCGATCTCGCCGACCGCATCCGCGCGGCGCAAGATGTCAAACCGGTGCATGCCTTTCTTGCCGAACATGCGCTGTCGGCGGGCTATGCGCTGGCCTCGCAGGCGACCCGCATCACCCTGCCCCGCACCGGGGCGGCGGGCAGCATCGGTGTCATCACCATGCATACCGACATGTCCGGCATGCTGGCCCAAAAGGGCGTCGCGGTGACGCTGATCCATGCCGGGGCCCGGAAAGCCGATGGCAATCCCTATGCCGCCCTGCCCGAGGGCATCCGCGACCGGCTGCAGGCGGAGCTGGAGGATCTGCGCATCCTCTTCGCGGAAACGGTGGCGGCAGGGCGCGGCGCAAAACTCAGCAGAGACACGGCGCTGGCCACCGAAGCGGCAGTTTTTCGCGGCGCGGCGGCTGTGGAGGCCGGTCTCGCCGATGCCGTGGCCGATCCCCGCACCGCCTTCCGCGCCTTCACTGAAAGCGTGAACCGCCCGGCTGTGCAGATCGGGCGGACACCAGCCACCCAGACCCTTTCGAACCCTCACCCTCAACAGGAGATGATCATGAGCGATCAGACGGATGCCGATGCCCAAACACCGGACCCGCAAGCCGCAGCGCCTGATGCAACCGCCGCGCCGACGCAAACCGCCTCGTCGACGGCACAGGAACCGGCGGCAGTGCCGCCCGCGCCCGTCACCGCAGCGGCTGCGACCCAGAGCGATGCCGATGCCATCCGCGCCGAAGCCGCCGAGGTGGCCTCGATCTGCGCGCAGGCGGCAAAGCTGGGCGTCGCCCTGGACGCCGCCGATGCGGTGCGGCGCGGCGTAAGCCCTGATGCATTGCGCGGCCAGATCCTCGACAGCCTCGCGGCCAAAAGCGATGCCAGCGGCATTCTGGCCAGCGCACCCGCGCCGACCAACAAGTCGAGCCCGCTCGTGGCTGCCGCCCGCAAATCCGCCGACAGCGCCAGCCGCTGATCGCCTGACCTTTTTCGGAGACCAAGATGCCCGTTTTGTCCCAGCCGCCCTCGATGGGCGATGCGCTCAAATATGAGCTGAACCCCAATTATACCCGCGAGACCGTGACCCTGGCCGAAGGCACCGAATACCCCGCCGGGGCGGTTCTCGGCCGCATCACCACCAGCGGCCAGTACACCTATGCCAGCCATGGCGGCAGCGATGGCGCGGAAACGGCCGCAGGCATCCTGCTTTACCCGGTCGATACAAGGCTGGCGGAAGCGACCGGGATTCTTCTGGCCCGCGGCCCGGCGATCCTGTCGCGCGACGCCCTCTTCTACGATGGCAGCGTCGATGACGCGGCCAAGATCGCTGCCAAACATGTCGAGCTGACCGCTCTGGGCATCGTCATCCGCGACAGCGCCTGACCGGTTGCGAACCGGCCCGGGGGTCACGGACCCGCCCGACCAAGATCCTATCTTCCTCCTTCCCGACAAGGCTTCCCCATGACCATCATCCGCAATCCCTTCGATGCCGGCGGCTATTCGCTGGCCGAGATGACGCAGGCCATCAATATCCTGCCGAACCTCTACACCCGCCTCGGCGAGCTGGGCCTCTTCCGCTTCGAGGGGGGCAGCCAGCGCAGCGTCATCATCGAACAGATCGAGGGCGTGCTGAACCTCCTGCCCTCGGTCCCTTTGGGCGGTCCAGCGACCGTCGGTTCGCGCGAAGGCCGCGCCATGCGCAGTTTTGCGCTCCCCTGGATCCCGCATGACGATGTCATCCTGCCCGCCGATATTCAGGGGGTTCCGGCCATCGGCGCAATTGACGAGGCCGATCCGCTGGTCGCGGTGATGACCCGCAAGCTGACCCTGATGCGCCGCAAACATGCCCAGACCCGGGAATATATGGAAATGAACGCTCTGCGCGGCATCGTGAAGGACGGCGCCGGGACCACACTCTACAACTATTTTACCGAATTCGGCATCGCCCAGATCAGCGTCGACTTCGTGCTGGGCACCGCTGGCACGAACATTCAGGGCAAGGTCCGCGAGGTGCTGCGCGCCGTCGAGGACAATCTGCTGGGCGAAAGCATGTCGGGCGTCCACGCGCTGGTCAGCCGCGAATTCTTCGACAAGCTGATCTCGCACCCCAAAACGGAGGAGGCCTACAAGTTCTATGCCGCGACCGGCGCCCAGCCGCTCCGGCAGGATGTCCGCCGCAACTTCCCCTTCGCGGGCATCCTCTTCGAGGAATATGCGGGTGCGGTCACCCTCTCGACCAAGGCCTCGGAGCGTCTGGTCCCGGCCAATGAAGGCATCGCCTTCCCGACCGGCACCATGGACACGTTCACCACCTATGGCGGTCCCGCGAACCTTCTGGAAACCGCCAATACCATCGGCCTGCCGCTCTATGCCCGCCAGCATCTCGATCCGAAGGGCCGCTGGATCGATCTGATGACCGAGGCCTCGATCCTGCCGGTCAACAAGCGGCCGCGTCTGGCCATCCGGCTGCACAGCTCGAACTGACCGGCAACGCGATGAACGCTTTCGCATCTGCAATGGACCGCATCTTCGGCCATCCCGACATGGGCACCTCCGCCGTCTGGATCGCCGGAGGCACATCGGAGGAACGCCCGATCCGCCTCATCCGCCGCGCGCCGGGCCGGATCACCGAATTCGGATCGGCGCGGATCCTGTCCGAAACGCAGTCCGCCGATATCCGGATCAGCGATCTTCCCGACCCCCGGCCGGGCGATCTGATCGTTGTCGGCGCCGACAGCTTCGCCATTCAGGGCGAGCCCATCCGCGACCGTGACCGGCTGATCTGGACAGTGGAACTGGTGCCTGCATGAGGCTGCGACTCGATATCGATCCCGATTTCGTCGCCATGATGCAGGCCGAGATCAAGGCGGGCGAAAAGGCCGCGACCGGCGCCATGCGCGACGCGGGCGCAGAGCTGAAAACCGCATGGCGCGGTCAGATCACCGGCGCCGGACTGGGGCGGCGGCTGGCGAATTCGATCCGGAATGCCACCTATCCCGAGGCCGGAGATAGCCTGAGCGCCACCGCGCTGGTCTGGTCCAAGGCCCCAGTGATCATCGGCGTCCATAATGCCGGGCCGCTGATCCGATCCAAGGACGGGTTCTGGCTGGCGATTCCGACCGAAGCCGCCGGGAAATCCCTGCGCGGCGGGCGCATTACCCCCGGAGAATGGGAGAGGCGGACCGGGTTGCACCTGCGCTTCGTCTATCGTCGGCCCGGGCCCAGCCTGCTGGTGGCCGAGGGGCGGTTGAACACAAAGGGCCGCGCGGTGGCGTCACGGTCCAAGACCGGGCGCGGGCGGGCCACCGTGCCGATCTTTGTTCTGGTACCGCAGGTCAGGCTGCCCAAGCGGCTGGACTTGGCAAGGGAGGCGGAAAGGGCGGCGGATGCGGTGCCGGGGAGGATCGTCGGGAAGTGGGTGGAGCGGAAAGCTGGGTAACGCCTCCTTTTCTCAGGAAACCGACGATTATTCGCGGCCCAGACCCCAGTTTCGCACTGGGTCGTTTCGACGATTCGGGCGCGTTTCAGGTTTGTCCTGTCCCCGCCTGTTGCCATCCTCGTCGATCCACCAGCAATAGACCTCGCCGGAATAGTGTGTCTTGCCGCTATTCGATAAATAGGCCCCTGTAGATTGCTTGTGGCACTCCAGCCCTCCAATGCGCATAGAGCCGAATTTACCGTAGCCAAGCCGCCGAAGAAAAATCTGATCGATCAGGCCAGCGGTGATTTCGTCCGGTCGAGCCAGATCCGGGTTCGCGGCGATTTCACCCAACCGGGCTTCGCTGGCCTCCCAGTCGGCAAGTTTCTTTGTGACCTTGCTCCTAAACGCTGTTTCAGTGGCGGAATATGTCTCGAGCCCAAGTATATCTCGCGAGCGTGGAGGATTCTGCTTTATCTTGCCATCCCGGAACAGAGCCACCAGTACGCGAGCCCCGACAGGTGATGTTTTCTGCACCCAACCGTCACGCCATGCGAGGCTACGGTCACGATCATCGAACGCGCCCGCTCCGTGGGTTCCTTTCTCGATAGCCTGACGCAACGCCTGCATGGCCAGTCGGGGCTTAACATCTGGAATCATCGCAACGATTTCACTCAGGCGGTCCATTTCCGCACCCTCGATCGCATATCGCTCTGCGGCTCGCTGCTGTTCCGAAATCGACATTCTTTCTCCTGTAGACCTGTTTGGGCGACATAAGCCGTCAGATCCTGAAGGATCAACCTCTCCTGCCAACGCAAAACAAAATGCTCATGCCCACCACCCGCGAAACCATCCTCACCGCACTTCACGCGCGGCTGTCAGAATTGCCTGCGACCGCATTGCGCGGTGACGTCGTGCCCGAACGCGCTCCCCATGACGGCCTGCTGATCCTGCGCGACGGCGAACCGGGCGAGCCGGAGGTCACGCTGTCGCCGATGCGCTATCACTACCAGCACCGCGCCGAAATCGAGGCGGTCGTTCAGGGCGCCGACCGTGACACCGCCTTCGACCTCCTCTGTGCCAGCATCGGAACGACAATCGCCGCCGACCGAACGCTTGGCGGGCTTTGCGACTGGGTCGAAGCAGAAGCACCGCGCCCGGTCGATCTGCCTGTCGAGGGGGCGGCCAGTCTTAAGGCGGCGGTGATCCCGGTCGTCCTTCACTACACCACCGCCGACCCGCTCGGCTGAGTCACCCAAAATCGAGGAGAACACGATGGCACGAGCCCAGGGGGCGCGGGCGCAGATGGCGCTGGCGTTCGAGACCGTTTATGGGACGCCGCCGGTGGGCGGTTTCACGAAGATGCCGTTCGCCAGCACGACGCTTGGCGCGGAGCAACCGCTGCTGAACTCCGAACTGTTGGGCTATGGCCGTGATCCGCTGGCCCCGATCAAGGATGCGGTGACTGCCGATGGCGATATCGTCCTGCCCATCGATGCCGAAGCCTTCGGCTTCTGGCTGAAGGCAGCCTTCGGAGACCCGTTCACCACCGGCACCGGCCCATGGACACATGAGTTCCGGTCGGGCGCCTGGTCCTTGCCCAGCCTCTCGATCGAGACCGGCATGCCCGAGGTGCCGCGTTACGCCACGTATTCCGGCTGCGTGCTGGACCAGCTCAGCTGGCAGATGCAGCGCTCCGGGCTGCTGACCGCCACCGCCCGGCTGGTCGCACAGGGCGAGACGATCGACACCATCAGCGCCGCTGGCGCGCCCGCCCCCATCGATCTGAAGCGCTTCGGCCATTTCAACGGATCGATCACCCGCAACGGCGTGGCGCTGGGCAATGTGGTCTCGGCCCAGATCAGCTATGCCAACAATCTCGACCGGATCGAGACCATCCGCGCCGATGGCCGCATCGATGGCGCAGACCCGTCCATCGCGGCCCTGACCGGCTCCATCGAGGTCCGGTTCTCGGACAGCACGCTGGTCACACAGGCCATGGACGGGGATCCTTGCGCGCTGGACTTCTCCTATGCCCTGCCCTCTGGCGAGAGTTTCATCTTCACCGTTCATGCCGTCTATCTGCCGCGCCCCCGGATCGAGATTTCCGGGCCGCAGGGCGTTCAGGCCACCTTCGACTGGCAGGCCGCGCGCGACGGCGCGCTGGGCCGCATGTGCACTGCCACCCTGATCAACGACCGCGAGGAATATTGAAACCATGCTGACTCTCGACCTGAACAATGAACCGCGTTGGCACGATCTGGCGCCTGGCGTCCGGGTTAAGCTTCGACCGCTCACCACCGCGCTGATGGTGGCCACCCGCAGCGATCAGGATGTCGAGGCAGTGCCGGACACGACCAGCGATGAAGAACGGGCGCTGGTCTTCGCCAAGGCGCTGGCCCGCCGGGCGGTGCTAGACTGGGAGGGTGTCGGCGATGTCGATGGCAAGGTCATCGCACCCAGCCCGGAAGCCATCGATGCGCTGCTGGATATCTGGCCGATCTTCGAGGCGTTCCAGTTGGTCTATGTCTCGAAGGGCCTGCTGCTGGAACAGGAAAAAAACGTCTCCGCGCCCTCGCCGAATGGTCCTTCGGTGGGGGCGACAGCTACTGCGCAGCCTGCACGCAAGCCTGCGAAGACTGCCCGACGCGGCAAAACCAGCCACTGACCTTCGAGGGCTGGCAGGTCTGGGATCTGGTCGGGCGGCTTGGCGGCCAGCTGCGGGTGCTGCCGGGCGCGGTGATCGGCTGGGATCTGAATGCCGCGCTTAGGCTGGCGGCGGCGCTGGGCATCCCGGCGACGGCCGCAGCTGAACTGCTGCCCATCATCGAAGCAGTGATGGTGCGGAAGACGAACGAACAGATGGCCGCGAACGGGTCAGAGGCGATCAGCTTTTGACCTTGGGAACCAGTATAACGCCCGGCCGCCCGTCGAAATGCGCGTCGCAGGTCAGCAGTTGTGCGCCATGGGCCTGTGCGGTGGCGAAGATGATCGCGTCGGCCGTGGCCAATTTATGGGTACGACAGGCTTCGGCCGCTGCTAACGCGGTTTCGGTATCGAGAGTCACGACCTGACAGATCTGGGTAAACGCAATAACCTGATCGGCCTTGTCCTCGCCGATCTCGCGGGTCAGCCATTTAGCCAGTTCCAGCTGCACCATGGTCGGCACCAGCCAGTCGGCCTGTTCCGGGAGCTGATCGACGAGCTTGTCTCCTGTGGGTGATGCGATCAGCCACTCGATCCAGGCAGAGGTATCGACAAGGATCATTCAGTGGCGGTCCTTGCGGTCGCGGTAGCCGTCGGCATTGGCGCCCTTCGCCAGCCCGCGCAATGCCTCGCGCTTGGGCACCGGCACCAAGAGCACCCCGGTCCCCTTGGGGATGAAGGCAAAGGTCAACCCGGCCTCCCAGTGCTGGGCAGCACGGATCGCCTTGGGGATGGAGATCTGGAATTTCGTGGACAGGGTCGCGGTCTCGGCCATTGTCATACCCATTATTGATCGATGCACAGAATGTAAGACGCGCATCCGGGAAGATCAAGGAAACCTTACATGGCAGAAAAACGGGTCAGCGTCCGCCTTGCGGCGGTGGGCGGGCGGCAGGTGCGTGCGGAGTTGGAAGGTGTCGGCGAGGCCGGATCGCGCGGCTTCGGGCGGCTCTCTCGCGAGATGGAGGCGGCGAATGCCCGCATGGCCGGGTTTACGCGGAAGGTCGGTGTCGCGGCCGCCGCAGCGGTGGCCGCTGCCACGGCAGCGGGCATCGCCATGGTGCGATCCGGGCTCCAGACGGTGGATGCACAGGCCAAGCTCGCCCAATCGCTCGGCACCACGGTCGCGTCGATCCAGACGCTGGAGCGCGCGGGGGAACTGGCGGGCGTGTCGATGTCCGGCATCGATCAGGCGACCAAGGATCTGACACGGCGGCTGAGCCAGGCGGCGGCGGGCGGTGGTCCGGCCGCCGATGCGCTGGAACGGCTGGGCCTGACCGCCGCCGATCTTCTGGCCCTGCCGCTGGACGAACGCGTCGGGGCAATCAATGCCGCCATCGCCGAATTTGTGCCAGTAGCCCAGCGCGCGGCCGTCGCGGGCCAGCTCTTCGGCGAAGAAGGCTCCATCGCCATGTCGCGCATCGACACCGCCACGTTGCGCCAGGCGACCGACGATGTCCGCGCCTTCGGGGTGGTGGTCTCGGAACATGATGCCGACCGGATCGAGCGAACCAATGACGCGATCTCCCGGCTGGGGCTGGTTTGGCGCGGACTGTCGAACCAGTTGGCGGTGGCTGCAGCACCCGCGCTGGAAGCCGTCGCCGATGCCATGGCCGCGCTGGCCAGCCGCACCGGGCCGCTGGGGATGGCGATCTCTGGCCTCTTCGACCAGATCGGCAGGTTGTCGACCTATGCGGCCAGTTTCGCGGGTTTCATGGCCGGGCGCTGGGTGGCAGGTCTGGCAGCGGCAGCACTCTCGGTGCGCGGTCTTGCCACGGCGCTGGTCGTGCTGCGCGGCGCGCTGATCCGCACCGGCATCGGCGCCCTGATCGTCGGGGCCGGGGAACTCGTCTATCAGTTCACGAAGCTGGTCAGGGGCGCGGGCGGCTTCGGCAATGCCATGGCGCTGATGGGCGATGTGGCCAAGGCGGTCTGGGAGGGGATCAAGACCACGGCCATGTCCTTCGCCGACGATTTCCGGGCCATGCAATCGGAGATCGAGGCGATCTGGACCCGGCTGATGGCTTTTCTGGCGGGCAAATGGGCGGATTTTCTGGGGATGATCGCGCCGACTTTCAACAAGGTGGCCGAGGAAATCGGCTCGGACACCCGCATCGATGTGTTCGAGGCGCTGGGCCGGGCCTCGATGCTGGAGCATTCGGCCAGCAATTCGGCGCATATGGCGGGGCGCTATCGCGACCGGGCCAGTTCCAGCCGGGCTTCCGCCTTCGATGGGGTCGGACCGGCCATGGACGCCCTGCGCGCCGCGATGTCGGGCGGCGAGGATGAAGATGTCGGGGGCGAGGCACTGGACATCGCAACCGAAGCGGCCGGCCGCTATGAGGATGCGCTGGATGGCGTGGCAACCGCCGCCAGCGGCGCGGGCACGGCCGCGAAGGACGCCGGTGAAGCTGGCAAGGCGGCTGCTGAAGAGGCTAGGCCCGCCACCGAGGCCACGGCCACCGGCTGGAAGGCCGTGACCGAGGCGCTGTCGGATTATGCGAAGAAGGCAAAGGAGATCGGTGCCGATATCGGCCAGGCGCTGGTCGGCGCGTTCCAGAGCGCCGAGAATGCGGTCGGGGAATTCGTGAAGACCGGCAAGCTCGACTTTCGCGATCTGGTAACCTCGCTGCTGGCCGATCTGTCGAAGCTGGCCGCCCGGAGATTTCTGCTGGGCCCCATCGCCAACGCGCTTTCGGGCGCGCTGGGCGGCGCAGGCGGAATCTTTGCCAGCATCATGCACACGGGCGGCATGGTCGGGGCCACAGGTGCTGGCCGCATGGTTCCGGCACTGGCCTTTGCTGGCGCCCCGCGAATGCATAGCGGCGGCATGGTCGGCCTGCGCCATGACGAGGTGCCCGCGATCCTGCAGCGTGGAGAACGGGTGCTTTCCCGCCGCGAGGCGCAGGATTACGGCCAAGGCGTCACGGTGAACATCAACGCAAGAGACGCCGAGAGCTTTCGGCAATCCCGTACCCAGATCGCCGCCGATATCGCCCGTGCCGTCTCGCTGGGGCGGCGCGGGTTATAGAAGAGAGATCAGACCATGGCATTTCACGAGGTCCGGTTTCCGGACACTATCAGCCGCGGCGCGCGTGGCGGGCCGGAGCGGCGCACCCAGATCGTCGAGCTGGCCTCGGGCGACGAGGAGCGCAACGCGAGCTGGGCCAACAGCCGTCGCCGCTATGATGTCAGCTATGGCATCCGCCGCGCTGACGATCTGGCGGTGGTCGTGGCCTTCTTCGAGGCGCGGAACGGACGGCTTTACGGCTTTCGCTTCAAGGACTGGGCCGATCATCAGTCTTGCCTGCCATCACGAGCCCCTTCGCCCTCGGATCAGCAGATCGGCACCGGCGATGGTGTGACGACCAGTTTTCAGCTGGTCAAACGCTATGCCTCGGGTGGACAAAGCTGGGTGCGGACCATCACCAAGCCTGTCGCAAGCACCGTCCAAGTCGCCTTGAACGGCGTCACGCAAGGTTCCGGCTGGTCGGTCGATCACAAAACCGGCCTCGTCAGCTTCGACACCGCACCAACCGATGGCATCGCGATCAGCGCCGGGTTCGAATTCGACGTCCCGGTCCGCTTCGACAGCGACGCGCTGGGCGTGACGCTGGATATCGAACGGCTGGGCTCGATCACCTCCATTCCACTGCTGGAGATCCGGCGATGAAAAAAATCCCGCCCGCATTGCAGACTCATCTCGACAGCGGAACCACGACGCTCGCCTGGTGCTGGCGCATCACGCGGGCCGATGGCATCGCCTTCGGCTTCACCGATCACGATTGCACCCTGAGCTTCGATGGCACGGAGTTCGAGCCGGAAAGCGGGCTGACCGCGAGCGAGATCAGGTCGGGCGCCGATCTCTCGGTCGATGCGCAGGATGCGGCTGGCGCGCTGAGATCGGACCGGATCACCGAGGCAGATATTCTGGATGGGCGCTGGGACAATGCCGAGGTCGAACTCTGGCGGGTCAACTGGCATGCGCCGGGCCAGCGCGTTCTGATGCGGCGCGGCGCCATCGGCCAGATCCGGCGCGGGCGTCATGCCTTCGTGGCCGAGATCCGGTCGATGTCGCATATCCTCGGCCAGACCGTCGGCCGGACGTTTCAGGCGAGCTGCGACGCCGCGCTCGGCGATGCCCGCTGCGGCATCGATCTGGAGGATCCGGCCTTTCGAGGCACCGGCATGGTGATCGAGAACCTGCGCGACCGGGCGTTCACCGCCTCCGGGCTCGGCGGCTTCGCGCGCGGCTGGTTCCGCTTCGGCACGCTGGACTGGACCACCGGGCCCAATGCCGGGCGGCGGGCGGAAGTCCTGGCCCATGACCGCAGCGACGGGATTGCCGTCATCACGCTGCTGGAAGCGCCGATCAGGCCGATTGCGGCGGGCGATGGCTTCATAATCCGCGCTGGCTGCGACAAGCGCATCGCCACCTGTAGCGCAAAATTCGGCAATGTGGTCAACTTCCGGGGTTTTCCGCATATCCCCGGTCAGGACACCATTCTGCGCTATGCCAGCCACGATGGCGGTCATGACGGAGACGTGCTGTGAGGCCCGCCGATCCGGACCGCATCATCGCCGCCGCGCGTGGCTGGCTCGGCACGCCCTATCACGATCAGGCCAGCCTGAAGAGTGTCGGTTGCGACTGCCTCGGGCTGGCGCGCGGCGTCTGGCGGGAGGTTGTGGGCGATGAGCCCTTTCCGATCCCGCCCTATAGCCGCGATTGGGGCGAGACGGGTTGCCACGAAGTCTTGGCCGAGGGCGCACGGCGGATGATGATCGAGCTGCCGGTCACGGAAGCCGGTCCGGGCGCGCTGGTCCTGTTCCGCATGCGCCCCGGCGCCATTGCCAAACATGTCGGCATCCTGACCACGCAGGACCGCTTCATCCATGCTTATGAGCGGCTGGGCGTCATCGAGGAACCTCTGACGCCTGCTTGGCAGCGACGCATCGCTTTCGCCTTTCTCTTCCCCAGCATCTGAGATTTCCATACATGGCTACACTTGTTCTGGCTTCGGTCGGCGCCACGATTGGCGGCGGCTTCGGGGGCGCGATCCTCGGTTTTTCCGGCGCTGCCATCGGCGGCATGATCGGATCGACCATCGGCGCGGCCGTGGACAGCTGGATCGTCTCCTCCCTCGCCCCCGCCCAGCGCATCGAAGGCGCGCGGCTCGACAATCTGCGCATCACCGCCTCGACCGAGGGCGCGGTCATTCCGCGCGTCTTCGGCGGCATGCGCATGGGCGGCAACATCGTCTGGGCCACCGATTTCCGCGAGGAAACCAAAACCAGCCGACAGGGCGGCGGCAAGGGCGGCGGTCCCAAGGTCGAGACCACGGAATATCTCTATTATGCGTCCTTCGCGGTGGCACTGGCGGAGGGCGAGATTACCGGCATCGGGCGTATCTGGGCCGACGGCAAGCCGCTCGATACCTCGGGCGTCACCTGGCGCTGGTATCCCGGCAGTGAGACGCAGGAGGCTGATCCCTTTATCACCGCCACCATGGGTGCGGACCAAACACCTGCCTTTCGCGGCACGGCCTATGTTGTCTTCGAGGATCTGCCGCTGAGTGATTACGGCAATCGCCTGCCGCAGCTTTCCTTCGAGGTCTTTCGGCCGCTGGCCGATCCGGATACCGCCGAGGGGCTGACCCGCGCTGTGACCCTGATCCCGGCCTCGGGCGAATTCACTTATGCCACCGAGCCGGTGCGCAAGGGCGGCAATGGCTCCACCTCGGCCGAGAACCTGAACGCCATGCCGGACAGCCCGGACATGATCGTGGCGCTGGACCGGCTGCAGGCCATGGCGCCGAAAGTGGAAAGCGTCAGTCTGGTGGTGGCCTGGTTCGGCAACGATCTGCGCTGCGGGCATTGCACCATCCGGCCGGGCGTCGAGGTGGCCGAGAAGGCCAGTACCCCAAAAACATGGTCTGTGAATGGTGTCAGCCGGGCCGATGCCCATCTCGTCAGTCGCGATGATCTGGATCGCCCGGTCTATGGCGGCACGCCAGCGGATTTCGCGGTGGTGCAGGCGATCCGGGAAATGAAGGCACGCGGGCTGCGCGTCACTTTCTATCCCTTCATCCTCATGGATGTGCCGCCGGGCAATGTGTTGCCGGATCCCTATTCTGACCATGCCGCCGGGACTGGCCAGCCCGCTTTTCCCTGGCGCGGGCGGATCACCTGTTCGCCTGCCGCCGGTCAGGCGGGCAGCGTCGACAAGATGTCGGCTGCCGGGGATCAGGTCGCGGCTTTCTTTGGCACGGCCAGCACGGGCGATTTCAACGTCAGCGGCGAGGATGTACGCTGGGCGGGTGATCCGGCCGATCATGGGCTGCGCCGCATGGTGCTGCACTACGCCCATCTCTGCGCGGCAGCAGGCGGCGTGGACAGTTTTCTGATCGGTTCCGAGATGCGCGGGCTGACCACAATCCGGTCGGGATTGAACAGTTATCCTGCCATCGCCGCCCTCCGCACGCTGGCCGCCGATGTGCGCGCCATCCTCGGGCCGAGCACGAAGATCAGCTATGCCGCCGACTGGTCGGAATATTTCGGGCATCAGCCAAGTGACGGCAGCGGCGATGTGTTCTTCCATCTCGATCCGCTCTGGGCGGACCAGAATCTCGATTTCATCGGCATCGATAACTATCTGCCGCTCTCGGACTGGCGCGACGGCTTCGATCATCTGGACGCCCGAGACGGATGGCCAGCGATCCATGACCGTGCCTATCTGCAATCGAATGTTTCCGGCGGCGAGGGCTTCGACTGGTTCTATGCCTCGGAGGCGGATCGGTCTGCACAGGTCCGGACGCCGATCACCGACGGTGCCCATGGCAAGCCCTGGGTGTTCCGCCCCAAAGATCTGCGGGCCTGGTGGTCGAACCGCCACTACGACCGGCCGGGCGGTGTCGAGGCTGCGACACCGACGCCATGGCTGCCCGGGTCAAAACCGATCCGCTTCACGGAACTCGGTTGCCCGGCCATCGACCGGGGCACCAACCAGCCGAATGTTTTCTATGACCCGAAGTCGTCGGAAAGTTTCGTGCCCTACCATTCGCGGGGCTGGCGCGACGATGCCATCCAGCGGGCCTATCTGGAGGCCAGCTATCTCTTCTGGGGCAAGGCATCGAACAAACCGGTCTCGACGGAATATGCCGGTCGCATGGTCGAAGTTTCGGAATGCGCCGCCTGGACCTGGGATGCCCGACCCTATCCGTTCTTTCCGGCGCTGGGCGATGTCTGGACCGATGGCGCCAACTGGCGGCTGGGACATTGGCTGACCGGACGGCTGGGCGCGGTGTCACTCGCGGCCCTCGTCCGCCATCTCTGCCTGCGCGCCGGGCTGCCGGAATCCCGCATCGATGTCTCGGGTCTCTGGGGCGCGACCGAGGGCTATGCGATCACCGCGCTCGAAAGCCCCCGTGCCTCGATCACAACACTGGCGCGGCATTTCGGCTTCGATGCGGTCGAAAGCGAGGGCGTCATCCGCTTCATCATGCGCGGCCGAGCGCCGGTTGCCGCCATCGCCCATGAAGATCTTGTATCGACAGGCGATGGCGAGGCGATCGAATTGACTAGGGCCCAAGAAACCGAACTGCCACAGGCGCTCAAATGGCAGGTGGCCCGGGCCGATGAGGATTATGACGCGGCGCTGGTCGAGGCCGCGCGCATCACCGTGGACACCAGCCGCATCGCCTCTGAGAGCTTTCCCATGGCGGTGCCGCCCGAAGAGGCCGAGCGCCGCTGCCGTCGCGCCCTGCAGGAAGCCTGGGCAGGTCGGGAAAGCGCCGTCTTCCGCCTGCCACCCTCGAAACTGGCGCTGGATCCGACGGATGTCATCGCGCTGGATCACAACGGGCGCCAGCAGCAGTTCCGCCTGACCGCCATTGCCGATGCCGAAGCGCGCGGCATCGAAGCCGTGCGGCAGGACCGCGAGGCCTATGATCTGCCGCCCGGCGCCGAGCGACCCGCCACCCTGCCCCGTGCCGTGACATTCGGACCTCCCGAGGTGATTCTGCTGGATCTACCTCAGTTGCGGGACGAGATCCCCGCCCATCAGCCGCTGATCGCCGCCACCGCAAAACCCTGGCCCGGCGCGCTGGCCGTGTATCGCAGCCCCGGCGAGGATGGGTTCGAACTGGTGACGACTGTGCGTCGCCGTGCGAACATGGGTCGTCTGGTCTCGGACCTCTGGCCCGGCCCCACCTCCCGCTTTGACATGGGCAACGTGCTGACCCTCGATCTCGCCAGCGGCCAGCTGGACAGCGTCAGCGATCTGGCCCTCTTCGGTGGCGCCAATGCGCTGGCCGTGGAATCCGCGCCGGGCCGCTGGGAGATCGTACAGGCGCGCCATGCCGAGTTGATAGCGCCGGGGCGATACCGCCTGACCCGGCTCCTGCGCGGCCAGCGCGGCACCGAACAGGCCATGGGCAATCCGACCCCGGCCGGGGCACGGGTGGTCCTGCTGAACGAGGCCCTGACCCCGCTGCCGATTTCGGAAGGCGATCTTGGCATTCCTTTCAACTGGCGCATCGGGCCCGCCCGTCATCCGGTCAGCAGCGAGACCTTCGCCGCCCTTACCTTCGCACCCGAGGGCGCAGGGCTGCGGCCCTTCTCGCCGGTCCATGTCGACCAGCCATGGCGACGCCCACATGTGCCGGGCGATCTGGTGATCCGATGGACACGGCGCTCCCGCAGCCTCGCCGCAGACAGCTGGCAGGGCATGGAAGTGCCACTGGGCGAGGAACTGGAAGGCTACGAGATCCGGGTCATGGCAGGCGCTGATGTGAAGCGGACTCTGACCAGCAATGCGCCCTCGGTCATCTACACCGCCGCGCAGCAGGTCGCCGATTGGGGCGCAGAACTGACCCAGGGTGACAGCCTGACGATCCGCATCTGCCAGATCTCGGCCCGCATCGGGCGCGGCACGGCCATCACCACCACGCTTTATCTCTGAAGACCGGGAAGCCCAAAAATGTCCGACAGCACGACGAACCTGCTGCTGCCATATCTGATGGCGGCGCAGGCGCAGAAACACGTCACCCATAATGAGGCCCTGCGCCTGCTCGACGGGCTGGTGCAGCTTTCCGTGAAGAGCCGGGAACTGACCGCGCCGCCCGCGAGCCCGGCAGATGGCGACCGCTATATCGTCGCCTCCGGCGCGACCGGGGCTTGGGCGGGCTGGGATCTGAATGTCGCCCTCTGGACCGATGGCATCTGGCTGCGCCTGCCGCCGCGCGAGGGCTGGCGGGCATGGGTCGAGGATGAGGCGGTCCTGCTGGTCCGGACCGACGTGAGCTGGCGGCCGGTGATCCCGACTGCCCTCGACAATCTGACCCGTCTCGGCATCGGCATGGCAGCGGGCGCGGGCGCGCCCTTTTCGGCCAAGCTGAACAGCGCCCTCTGGACCGCGCTTTATACAGCCGATGGCGGCAGCGGCGACCTGACCCAGACACTGAACCGGGAAACAGCGGGCGACGATGCCGGGCTGATCCTGCAGACGGATTTCTCGACCCGGGCGCTGATCGGCCTCTTCGGATCGGACCAGCTGCGCATCGCCGTCTCGCCCGACGGCAGCAATTTCCGCGATGCGCTGGGCGTCGATCCGGAGACGGGCATCGTCGATCAGCCAAACCTGCCGCGCTTCAAGGCCTGGACGAATTTTGACAATTACGTGGCGACCGATAGCTGGACGACGCTCGGCATCAATGTGGCCGAATATAATGATCAAGGCTGTTTCGATGCCTCGACCAACCGTTTCGTCGCGCCGGTCGCGGGAACATATCTCCTCGGCGCATCGCTGCTCTTCAAGATCAATGCCAGCAGCAACGCCCGGATGCGCGGGCGGCTGGTCCTGAACGGATCGACCGAGATCCGGGGATCGTTCGGCGAGATTTCCGGGGCGCATGTGTCCGAGGCGACAGCGCTCTGGTTGCAGACGATGGTCCCGCTGGGTGCGGGCGACACCGTCGCGCTGCAGGGCAGCTTTCGCGCGGCGGATGGGTATTTCGCCGCCGACCACACGACATTCTGGGGAGCGAAGATCGGATGACACCCAAACGTCTCGATGACATGTTGCAGATGAGCGAGAGCGAGTTTGAAGAACTGCTGGCAAGGGCCGCGCAGGAAGGTGCCCGACGCGCCCTTGTCGATGCCGGGCTCGACGGCAAGGAAGCCGCGCTCGATATCCGCGATCTGCGGGCGCTGCTGGAGGGCATCCGCCTGATGCGCCGCACCGCTGCCCAGACAATCATCCGCATGCTGACCGCAGGTCTCATCCTGACGCTGCTGGCCGGGATTGCGCTGAAGCTGAAACTCTTCGGCCACGGCGGCTGAGCCGCTGTGCGGCTCACACCGACCACCACAATCCCATCACCCCACGGCCCGCCATCCCGGCGGGCTTTTTCGTATCCGGAGGATCCTGATGACCACCCGTTTCTACCGCCACTGGCGCGATGTGCCGAAAGACAGCTGGCGCTGGCCCAACTTCTCGCCCGCCGAAATCGCCTGCCGCGGCACCGGATCGATCCTGATCCATGACGCAGCCCTCGACCGGCTGCAGGCGCTGCGCAGCCGTCTCGACAAGCCGCTGATCGTCAATTCAGCCTATCGCAGCCCCGAGCACAATGCCCGGGTGCGTGGTGCCAAACGCTCAAAGCATCTTGAGGGCATCGCCTTCGACATCTCCATGGCCAATCACGATCCGGCGGCCTTCGAGAAAGCCGCGCGGGCGGAAGGGTTTCTGGGTTTTGGTACTTATCCCCGCTCGGGCTTCATGCATATCGATCTCGGCCCCGCCCGGCGCTGGGGCGAGCCCTTCCCGGCCCGCACTATCCCCTTCGCCGAGGATCAGCCGCCCGCGCGGGAACATCTGTCGGACAGCCGCACGATGAAGGGTAGTGGCGCGGCAGGACTGGCAACGCTCAGTGCGGCAGGCATCGAAATTGCCCAGGACACCCTCAGCGATGCGCAGACCGCGATCCAGCCGCTGATCCCCTATCTCGACACCCTGCGCTGGGCCTTCATCGCTCTGGCGCTGGCCGGGATCGGCCTGGCAATCTGGGCCCGGCTCGACGACTGGAACCGGGGGCAGCGGTGATGGGCGTCCTGACTGCGCTGATGGCGTCGCGCTGGGCGCGGCATCTGGCCATCGGGATCGCGCTGATCGGCGCGGTCCTTCTTTTCCTCCTCAACCTGCGACGGGCGGGCGAAATCGCCGGTCGCCATGCCGAGCGTCTGAAACAGATGGAGCGCCAGAATGACATCCAACGCCGCATGCTGGAGGCATCCAGCACCCGCCCTCGTGATCGCGATGATCTCGCTGACCGCCTGCGCGACGGGCGGTTCTGATCCGGGCCGCGCGGGCTGCCCGCCGGTTGTGGCTTACGATCAGGCGGTACGGGACCGGGCGGCGGCGGAGCTGGAGGCGCTGCCCGAAGATGCCGCGCTGGTCGGGATGATGGCGGATTATGCGGTTATGCGGGCACAGGCGCGGGTGTGCGCTGACTGATCGCCGGTGTCAGGACGCCTCGGCCGGGGCATCTACCAGCGCCGATGCGCCATCCGGCAGCGAGCGTTGGCGCAGCCGTTTGCTGCAGAGATAGAGAGCGCTCGATTGACAGTTGCGGCGTGGGACCGGAAGAGGTCGTCATGCCGCAGTGCCTCCCTCAGCAATTTACTTTGGCCAAAAAATCTTCAGCGAAATGGGCCCGCATCGCAAAGGCTTGTGTTCCCGCTGCATGAACCTGATTAATAAGGGGACACTTGCGGACAACGGACAAGAGCTAGACGGTCAATATGGTCAAAATTCCCTTTCGCGTTTCAGCCCGCGCTGCCCGCTTGATCGGTCGCGAGAATGTCGCCACGTCCCAAGGCGCCGTCACTGAACTCGTCAAGAATACCTATGATGCCGATGCGTCGGCCTGCGCAATCCTCTTCGTTCGTCGTCATGAACAGCCACCAAAGACACTGTCGGACTCTGAGCTCACCGAGCTTGAGGCCATATTCCCTGACATTAGACGCTGCTATGAAGCCGCTGAAGACGGCAAGTCCATCCTGTCTGCCGAAATCTCCACCACCGATCAGTCCAACCTTGAAGCCGCACTCGACCATGTCCTTGATCTCTGGATCGTCGATAACGGTAGTGGCATGTCGGCTGCCATCATCGAAAACCATTGGATGGTCATTGGTACCGACGCGAAGGAGATGAATGGACTTTCGGCAGGTGGTCGCGTGGTCACCGGTGCCAAGGGCATCGGTCGCTTCGCGCTGGACCGGCTCGGCCAAGAGTGCGAGTTATTCTCTGGTGAGCGCAATCGTGCGGATATCGTCCACTGGATTGTCGACTGGGGTGACTTTGAAGGTGAAGGAAAGATCATTGATGACGTATCGGCAGTGATCGAAGTTGAGGCACGCACAATGTCGACGGTTTATCAGGAGCAGCAGCTCGAGACCATTCTTCCGACAAGGCTACCGGCAGCCGAGGGACAAGATGCGTGCCAAGGCAACGCTGTAAACTTCCATCATGGCACCGCGATCCGGATCTCGCGACTTCACGACAGATGGGATGCACGGGACAGCATTAAGCTCAAGGAGACGCTTGAAGCCCTGCTGCCACCGCGGGACCGTGGCGGCTTCAACATCTACGTTTATGATCATCGTGAGGCTGAGGAATCGGGCTGGATCGACAATCTCCCCCCGGATCAATTCGATTACCGGTTGACCGCCAAGGTCAAAGAAGATGGGAACGTCGACATACTTATCGAACGGCAGGAAATCGAAGCAGCCAAGATACGCCCGACCGTCTTCGCATTGCCAGCCATGAATGCAGATGGCTTCCGGCAATCGGATTTCGAAAAAGGCTCATACCACTATGTAACGAGTCTGCGCAACATCCTCAATCTGAAGGATGAGCAGGACGAGCGAGATTATCTCGCAATAGGGCCCTTCGACTTTACGCTCTACTTCATGAAGCTATCTAACCCGACGGCCGATAACCTGCTGCGATATCCACAGAAATCGTTCGACGTCAGTAAACGGAGACGATGGTTGCGCCAGTCCGGAGGGATACGGTTGTATCGGGACCAATTCCGGGTACGCCCGTATGGCGAGCCCAATACTCAGGGCTCGGACTGGCTACTGCTTGGCCAACGTGTCGCAGCAAATCCGGCCGCAGCCAAGCGAATAGGTTGGCGAGTGCCACCGCAACAGCTTGCTGGCACCATTCATATCACCAAGGCAGATAACCCTTTATTGAGCGACCAGTCGAATCGCGAAGGCATCATGAATGAACGTGCCTTTGCAACCTTTCGCCGCATCATCCTTGCACTGATTCGCGACTTTGAGAGTGATCGGAGTTACATCCTCAACAATTTCAGTACTGCCTATGACAGGGACCACCCACAGCAGAAGACACTTGATGACGGCAATGCGCTTGCCGACAAAATTCTCGCTGAAGCGGCGGCTACCAACCAAGAGCAGAAGACCGATCCGGCGCCTTCGTCAACACCAGGTCAATCACCCTCAGATGATGCTGCTAACAGTATCCTGTTAGCGTCCGCCCTCAAATCCCAAAAGCAACTCACCACCAACCTTGAAGATAACATCCAAGTACTGCGCGGGATGGCGACTTTGGGAACAGTGCTGGTCTCCTTCACTCATGAGCTCAAGCAGATCAAGGCAAACATGGAATTGCGCCAGACGCGCATGGAAAATGCTTTGAAGAGGGTGGTCGACCCCCAGCTGCTCGGAGCCGTTCCCAATCAGGTCAACCCTTTCGACATCGTACAGCGCTGGGGCCGTGAAGACGAGAAGGTAAGTCGCTGGGTCGACTTCGCGCTGGCCTCTGTATCTCCTGTCAAGCGCCGCAAGCGCAGGATCGACATGAGGGAGTATTTGGATGGACTTGTCGAATATTGGCGCGAATTCACAGTTTCGAAGCAGATCGAGTTAATTGCGTCCAGCCCAGAGGATGGGGCTTTTCAAATTCTCGCTCACGAGATTGATATCGATAGCATTTTCTACAACCTTATCATTAACTCGATCGAGGCCTTCGCACTGCCGTCCGGTATCACCAATCGACAAATCGGTATCGAACTCGTTGGCGATAGTGAGACGACGATCACCGTCATTTATCGGGACACCGGGCCGGGCCTTTCTTCCAACTTCAAAACACCCGAAGAAATTTTCGCCTATGGTCGATCGTCGAAATCTGATCGTGACGATACCGAGATTACCGGCACTGGCATCGGAATGTGGCTGCTTAAGACTATCGTCGACGACTATCAGGGTCGCATCAATTCGATGTCCGCAGTCGGCGAACCAGGTTTTTTTATCTCGATCAGCTTCCCCAAAAAGGAAACTTCCCGCTCCACAGATCATAAGGGGTGAACGACGAATATGCCACGACCAAGCATTGCATATGTGGACGAACAGCAAGATGAACGGGATAATTTCTTCGGTGACGCCTACGACAGCGAACTATTTGAGAATATTCATCTGATTGCGCCAAATCCGGACATCAACGTTACCTTGGCAGAGTTGATAGAGCTCAAAATTGAAGCCCTCGTGACTGACTTCAACCTATCTGATGCCGGTCCGCTAAGCTATTCCGGCGAAGACCTCGTTGCGAAATTCCTCTCAATTCGAAAGGAATTCCCTTGTTTCATCCGCACGTCATTTGAGGATGATGCCTTACGCACCTCAGCAGACGTGAACAGGATTTACTCCAAGAATCCGCGGGATGACGAACGCGCAGGTCGAACCTTGTTCCATCGCATCGCACTCCAGATCGAGCGCTATGAACAGCAGTTGGCTACTTGGAGTTCCGAACTGGAAGCGTTGATGGCGATTGCGCAATCAGATCGCAATGCCGCAGATATCGCACGTATCCTCGAACTCGACGGCAAGCTAGAGTCGAGCATAGGAAGCGATATGGCGCTACCGGCAGACACGAAAAAGTCGCTGTTCGATGTGCGCGATGGGCTGCTCGAAGAAACTGAGCGGCTCGTCACTGAAATGAAGCGAGCGTTGGAGAACGGCCCAACCGCCGAAGAAAAGCCGACGGGCGAATAGAAATGAAAATACAAGATATCAAGCCGACACGTTCGGCTGTGCCCGCACGCACCAACTACAGAGACTATCGCAATGAGCTAAGGCAGGACTTCAATGGCTGTTGTGGCTACTGCGACGACAGTGATTGGTGCGTCGACGCAATTTGCTTCCACATTGACCACTTCGCACCCAAGGTGCGCTTCCCTGATCTGACCTGCACTTATACGAACCTCGTCTACGCCTGTCGCTTCTGCAACATTCACAAGTCCAGCAAGTGGACCGGTGCCGATGCAGCCAGCCATCATGATGGATCAGAAGGGTTCATTGACCCGTGCTGTGCCGACTACGATGATCATATCGAGCGTGATGAAGAAGGGCGGATTATTGGTAAGTCGGTTCTTGGCCAATACATCGTCAAGCAGCTAAACCTTGGCCTGCTGCGTCATCAAGTACTTTGGAAAGCACGCCGCGCGAGGGCGTTGCAAGCCGAAATTCCACCTCTTATCGCTCGCTTCAAGGCAGCCGGCTTACCACGCGATGACCTTTACACAGGCCTCCTCGAGCGATTCATGGAGCTCCAACAATGAAT